CCCGCTGCCAACTTTTATTCCACCTTTAATTTCTTTTGATGCAGTGGGCAAAGCATATTCTTCCCCTGGTTCAATCACAGCGCTGATAATACCATCCTCATCGATGTTAATATTTTGACCCGCAGAATAATTTTGAAGAAAATCAAGCTTCTGCTTCATTTCGAGAGTAAAGTTGTAGTCAGTTTGCTTTATGGCGGACAATTTTCCTGTTTCATCAACGGTCAACAAATCACCAATTTTTACCCCACCGAGCTTATCAATGCCAGCGATTGGCAGCACGTAGTCACCTGCACCAGAATTTAAAATCTTCTGATACATTTCAGCAGTGATAATCCCATCAGTGGTTTCATTCGCATGAGGAAGTTCCGTAATAACATTTTCTAACCCTAAATCCGATTTGGTAATCATCACCGCTCCGATTTTTCCGTTAACAGAAAGTACCTTGGTTTCTCCTGCCATAATTTTTTCTAGTCCGATAACAGCTGAAGCATGAGTGATTGGCATAAACTGCCGTTGTACCCCGTGTTCATCCGTTTCCATCATTCGTTTTGACTTAGCCATTCTTATATCACCCCGACTTTCTCAAGAGTGAATACGTTTTGCTTTGGATCATCAATAGTCGCGATCACCAGAGCACCTTCTTCATTCGCATTGTTCACTGTTCCGATTTTTTCAACCTCATGATTATCGGAAAAGACATCATCTTGCAGAATATCTACTACTTCGATTTCCCCATAATCGATTGTGAAAAGGGATGCTCTAAGTTTTTTATATAAGTATTCAGCATCAGCCAATAAGCGTTCTGAAATAGAATTGTGCCGTGTTCCTTGAATATCCACACGTGCATCCATCAACTCCGCCAACATCGTTCCACCGGGATCAATCCCCTTCAGGATGTCTTTGATTGATTCAAACCAAAGAAGGTAATCTGATTCTTGACCTGCTCGCCATGATTCAAAAGTTTCTTTTTGATATTTGCTCCAAGTCTCAAACTCTTTCTTTCGATCGTTCATCCAATCAGTGAAGTCACCCTTGTTTACATTGAGGAAAGCAATCATGTCGATGATCAAATCTTCAACAGTCTGCCAGTAAGACCCCATTTCACCTTCTGTTTTTGAAACAGCACGAACGACAAAATAAGTGAAGTCTTGAGTGGTAGCAATCAAGTCATCGCCTTTGTAAAAGACTAGGTTCGCCGTTTGTTTATGAATAGCCTGCATTGAATACTCATCGAACGTGTACTGTACTTTACCGTTCTTCGCATCGATGATTTTTGCTGATCGCTGCACCGCAGAGTCATTAGTCAAAATTGCTTCAAAGTAGGCTTTACATCCTGTCAGGTCATATGGTTTACCATTCTCAGTGATCAGGGCTTCCATGACTTCTGAACTCCGGTTACCATTTCGAACTGTCATAATGCCAACATAATTGAAGCTATCAGTTGTGCTTAGTGAAACGTTCCATTTTGCCATATGTTCATCACTCCTTTCTCAAAATCAGGTGGAATACAAATAGATGCGATTTGATCAGAGTCAAAAAACTCTCGATCGTATTCAGCAACAATCTCCCCTGATTCAGCGTTTTGTTCGTATGTTTGAATACGTTCGTTTTCTAATCCACGAATCACACCAGTATGCCCGAAATTTTTATGAGCTTTAAAAAACTCACTCACTTTTGCATTACGCTTCCAGTTTATGATTGCCCCTATAACTAAATCGTCATAGCTCGGTTCTTCAATCACTGACCAAAGATAAAGCGGCCATTGGTAAGCAGAACCAATATCGGCCGCAGAAAAAATTGGACCTCTACGAACAAGAACATCATATTTTGTTCCAGCTCCCATGTCAGGCCCAATCATTACACCAGCGTATTCCGCACTAAGCGCATAACATTGATAATTACCAACCGGTTGATTTATCAAACTTTTTAAATGATTCAATCCTTTTCTATCTATCACGCAATCACCTCTATTTCTTCGCTCTTGCTATACATACATCGCCACCATTTAATAACCAACCAAACGACATATCAACGCGTCCTACTCCGACACCGCCAGATTGCATTCCGCCCATCTCGATGATGGATGTAGTATAGCCGTGCCAATCCTCGGCTAGAATCGCAGTATGTCCATTTGATCCAGCTCCGCCGCCTTGGTTTACAATCAACACGTCTCCGGCCTTCCCTTGGTTTTGAGGAATCTCAGTTAGCCAGTTTCTTGCGCCACGCGCATCACTTGTCATGGAACCTGTGTACCAGCCAACTCCTGGTGGCGTACGATACCCAGCTTTTGTTAAAACCAGCCAAACGAACGAAGAACAATCGGCATAGCCGTTCCTGTCTGGATTTTCAACAGAACCAAATTGCGTTCTTAATGGCATAGAATAATGAAAATAACCTAGTAAACTTTTCGCAGTAGATAAAATACTTCCACCGCCACCAGATGAAATTTCCAAATCTTTGAACTTGTTGTACCAATTTACCGCCCATCCTTGACGCTCAGGGTGTGTATTTGCTGGTCGTTCATAGTTTCTTTCAAATGCATACGCTGCTTGAGACGGATCAGTGATTGCTTTGAATGCTGCTTGAGTAGTTGGTTGAACGATTCCTAACCACTGGCCGTTGTACATCGTCCAATCTAACAACTTACCTTGAGCAGCCATTGTTCGATAATCCTCTGTGATACCAGCTGCAGCCATTAAACGTTGGACATAGGTCCGGCCATCGTAAGTAGGAGAACCAACAAGTGGATAGGCACTCCCATCCCATTGGACAATTCCGTAGGCAGGCCCGCCGATTTGAGCAATATCCGGATTCATGGAAACACCTGCTTCACCTTGAACGTTACCCAAGATACCTGCAGCAGCTGCTTTGGAGTACCCTTTAGACAGAAGGATTACCCATAGTTCCCAAGCAAACTTGTCAGCTTGAGAAGTTACTCCTGGTGGGTATTCTCCGTTCCAGTTATTGCCTTGGCCACCGTCGGAACCAGATGATCCACCGCCTTGCCCGGGAAATACCTCCCGACCATTTAGAGTTAACTTGCCCTTAATTTCCAAGTTCTCAGAGATCAATACATTACCGTAGAAATTACCCGCCATGCCTTTATCATCTTTATAAGAATCCGTGCCATAGTATAGAAGTAACTTACCATCACGCCTCAGGAACATCCCTTTGTCGTTATCAGTAGCAAAAAGGATATCTTTACCAAATGTGCGAATCAGCATATTATTTAACGGGTCAACAATCGCATAGCTGGGAAAAGGATTGTTAGCCTCTGTCACGACACCCATAACGCCAATTCGATTACCAGTTGACCCCCAAAACTCTAATCCACTTTTGGTTAATTCCATCAGCTTTTTATTATTATTGACGGCCTGCAATGCACCTGCTACTAATTTGAGTTGATCTCCATATGCATTAAATGATGTTTCGAAAATATCAGCTCGAATGCGCCCTGATTGAATATAATTCGCGTTGAAATTACCATCAATCGTCCAAGCTGTTTTAAAGTTTGACTCATTGAAATCTCCGTCGATAAAACCAATTCCCTCTGAGTTTGCCACGAGAAAATGATTTGAGGTATCAATCGAATCGCCATTCATCCAGACCATTTGGTAAGGCTGGCGTGAAGTTCCTTTCCCGGTATCTTCTGGATTCATCATAATGATCGAACCGCCTTTTGCTCCACGAATAATATCGCTCTGCCATTTGGAAACTTCCGTAGATTCATAAAAGGTCATTTTCTTATCATCAAGTGACTGTATAGCATTTTGAGTGTTTGAAGATTGCCTAGTTGATGAGGTGTTTAAGTTATCTCCAAGACCTGTCTCGACCTTTCCTGTTAAACGATCAATTTTCACACTGAAAATCCGTGTCTCGTAATGATAGCCACGATCGTCTCGATGGATACGAATGATGTTCCCTAAACTGTCTGGTCCAAAAATAGTTGCCTTAAACTGGACTAACGGCCGCGAACAATTAACCAACTCTTGATATGTGAGCCGGATCAACTCAATAGGATCTTCGCAGTCCTCAAAGATGACGACTTTTTCACGCTTGCGACGTTTTCCGTCTTTCGTTGGAATACCATATTTTTCAGTCATTTCAGGAATTTCCAAATTTATCTGGTTAGTTGGTTTGTCTAATGGATCGCCTTTCGACTTCGACCAATACACTTGATCAAATTCAATACGACGACCATAGCCATCACCAACTTCTTCCCCACGACCTCGACCGATCAAAGAGGTGTAGATGTTGCTGCGGTCCACTTCCTTTTCGATGGTTAGAGCCTTATCACCGTATTCGTAACGTTCGTTGCTGTATTCACCAATCTGCTTATAAACCTCGATCCACTTGTCTGTGATCCCTTCTCCGGTTAAGTTACATCGAAAAACGATCTCACAACCAAGCGTTTGAAGATTTTTTAAAGCTTCGCGGATACTACAGTAATAGAACGTCATAGAAACGGCTGGTAAAGTTGAATCTAAATGACCGACTCTCCATTCTCCTAAAGTAAAGTCCATAACTCTCTGTATAGTTTTTTGAAAAAACTCATTTGCAGGTCGAATATCGTTGATAATATATGCGTCCAGTTCATCCGGTCCAAAATTAATCCCGGTAAAAATTAGCAATGAACCTGGATCGGCAGTACCGATAATTTTGTACATAGAAAAAGACGACTCGCTTTCGCGAACCGCCATATAAACTGCATCTTTAATTTCAACATCAAATTCTGTACTAACTGACAACTTATCATTGATCAGCTCGTCTTTGCTGGGCGTGATTTCTTTTTCTTGCACGACCGAAAATAATTTATCCTCGCCGACGATTTTGATTAGTTTTTGATTGTCATCAAAAAAGTAAATATCTTTGTCCATTACAACCACACCCCTCTATATCGAACTAAAGGAGTTCCGTTGTCGCTTTTGACGATATCACCAGTTTTTATAGTGAAATTCTTGAACGGACTCGCAAGATCAAGTATCCTCGTCTTATTTTCGCCATTGACTAGAATCTTGCCTTCCGAGATCAACAGTTCAACTCGATCGCCTTTTTTCAGCGCTGCATTAGAGATACTGATCGTTTGTCGGCCGTTCGTCACCTTCACGCTATTGTCCTTTGTCGCGGTGAAACTGATCGAATCTGGCACAGCGTCATAAGGAAGATACTCATAGATCTCTCCGTTTGTTTCAAATTGTCTCGAATACTTTCGCGGATCGGCGCAAGTAATAGTAAAGCTAGACACAATACTATGTGCGTTTCCGTCTACCGAATCAGCAGCGGAATAACGACCGTAATAGTAGATGTCTAGCTCATCGTTAAAATGTATTTCTACATCGTTTCCTTTGTAAAGCAGCCGCATTAGCTTTTTAAAACTACGCTGAAACTCTACTGGATTCTGTTCTGTCAATTGATAGTGTACAGTCAAGGCTCGCTCGGACAATCGCTGACTGGAAATGTAGATGCCTACGTTTTTCTTTTCAGTTTCAAAATCTAATGAAATCATCTCGCGGCCTTCCACATACAGCGTTTGATACCCTTCTATGATATTCTCAAACATCACACCATCGTAAATTAAAGCAGAAGTCGGAACCCATTTTTTATAATCGGAATTTTTGGTTGTATCTTTAAAATCGTACATTGGATTATCCAAATTTCATCCTCCTTCTAAAATGCTAGGTTTATATCCCTTTCTTGTCCTTGCACTTGCGAAATATCGTCCACAAAGGCCTTAAAGCTTTGATTGCCAATATTTACGTTAAGCACAGTTGGTTTCTTGTGCGATCCGTAGCTGACTTCATGCTCCACTTTTCCGTCGATACTGCTGCTCATTTTCGCCAATCTTCCTCCGATATCAAAGCTCGTCGATAAACGATCGGCCATTGACGAGACGTTGCTTTTGACTGCTCCGAATCCAGCTTTTAGGCCCGTGTTCAAACTAGCCATGATTGCATTACCTGCGGGAATTAGAAGCCGTTTGTCATAGCTAATTGGTCCTTTATGTTTCTTGATCCAACCAGCAATACCACCGACAAAAGACTTCACGCTTTCAAACTTCTCCTTAATTCCTTTCAAAAAACCATCTATGATAGCTTTTCCAGCAGAAAATAGGTCAATATTTTTTAGACCATCGAAAACGTTCTTTACTGTGTCCACTACATTTCTAACTGAATCTGTCAACGTATTCCATGCTCTTTTGGCTCCATCAACAATTAGATTAAAATTATTAATCGTATTTTGTTTGAGATTGTTCCACCAGTTTAAAACACTGTTTACGACTCCTGACACCAATCCAATTATCCAAGATTTGAAGTTATTCCAGATATTTTTACCGCTTTGAACTGTGTTATTAAACGCATTGACAGTCGATGTTTTGAAATTATTCCATCGGTTAACCACAGCTGTTACAGCACCTGAAACAATGTTAGTGAACCATGAGCTAAACGCTGACCAAGCAGACTTAATCGCGGAAACTGCCGCGTTTACCAAAACTTTAATGGCTTCCCACAAATTGATCCAGAAGTTTCTAAAATTCTCACTCGTATTCCACAAATAGACAAATGCTGCTACCAGTCCTACGATCGCTCCTACAATCAACACAAAAGGATTTGCTGCCATAATAGCAGTCAAAATCTTAAACGTGGTCACTATACCAGAAATAGCCGTTTTTAAGTTTTTGAACATCAAGATAACAGTACTGATTCCTTTTAGTTGAATCATAAAGGCAGCCCATGCGCCGATGATAGGTAACAAAATCGGAAGGAACGGTTGAATAGCAGTTACTACTTTACTGAAAAACGTCGCTAATTTTCCGATCCACTCAACTACAGTAGGTAAGATTGCTAGAATAACTCCAAACGCTACCTTAGCAATGCTTACGACCGTATCAAATATCTTTTTAAATCCAGTCGTATCAAATCCTTCAAGGCCTTTTTTTAAGGATTCCCAAATTTTCTTGAAATAGTCAATAACCTTCGTAGCTCCAGCCGAAATCGTAGAAACAAACTTATCAAAATTAAATTTTTCTAGTTTTCCGATGATTCCTTCCACAGCTTTAATACCAACACCAGAAACTTTGTCAAAAGCTGGTTGTAACTTAGTCACTAACGTTTCTTTTAATCCATCTACTGCTTGACCAACTGTTTTATATTCAGTCGCCATTTTACCGAATGTATCGTTAGTACCTGTTTTAGTAACAGCATCAAAGAATTCTTGTGTTTTTACAGTACCATCTTGAACATTTTTTACTAATTCGGACGTCGTCATACCCATCGTTTTCGCAACAGCCGCCATTCCGGCTGGCGTTTGTTCTAACATCAACTTGAAGTCCATCCACTGGACTGTAGGTTTAGCTGCCATTTGCGTAGCTTGTTGACTCAACGTCTTCATAGCTTGTTTAGGGTTTTCAGCTGCAGCTGCTAGTCCACCAAAACCTTTTACTAGCTTGTTAGAAGACTTAATGCCAACTGCTTCTAACTGACTATAAGTCGTTGCCATGTCTGACGCAGAGTAGATCGTTTGTGTCGCAAAATCTTGCAGTTCTTTCTTAACACTTGCAATCTCGCTCTTGCTTTTACCGAGATTTTCCATATTGCCAGTGAATGTTTTCCACGTAGCTGAACTAGCAGATAACTCAGCACCTAGACCGACCACCGCATTTTTAGCAAGGTTAATTCCGCCTTGAACAACACTAAAAACGCCCAACCCTTTTGCTATATCAAGAATTGATGTGCGTGTCTTTTTTGAATTGTCGTTTAAACCGTTCACGGAACTGTTCGCGGCTTTCATCGTCGAAGTGAAATTCTTATCTGTTGCAGAAAGAATTGCTTCAACCGAGTAACTTTCCATCGTTTTTCCTCCCTTCGCTAGGAGTTTACGAATTTAGGAGTATCATCTTTCACACCTAAAATTTCTTTTTCGTATTTCTCTTTATAAAAAAATTTCTTGAAGGAGTTGAATACCGGAACAGACTTTTTACCACGCTGTTCTGTCGCTTGTACTTGCCAATTAGCCCATGCTTGCTGATGGATAAGCTCTTGCTCATCTAACCGCTTTAATTGATACGCTGTGAGTCTTAACTCATATTCGGATAACGTCATCCGATCAATAGTTAAAAGATCATCAATCCCTAAATATCGCATACAATTGAGCTGTGCATCTCGATAAAAAGCTTTCGGGTTTACTGAGCTTCCTCCATCGTTTCCAATAGTTTTTGTGTTTTCGACTTGGTAAATTCCGACTTTTTTAATTCTTCTAGTACGATATCAAAAAGATTTTCACTACCCATTTCTTCAACCAGTCCAGCCAAGTCATTCACACTTACCTTAGGAGATTCGGTTAAATTCGCTACTTTCAAAATTTCAATTAGTGTTTCTACGTCCTTATTAAAAAAGTTAAGCAAAACATTATCCAAGCCCATTTTCACCGTCATACCTTGCTCCGTTACAGAATAGCGACGGTTCAACTCTTGAATGAATCCAAAGCCAAAAATAAATTTGTAATCTTTTCCATTAATCGTCTGTTCCATTAATTTTTCCTCCTAAAAATTAAGGTAGTTTAGGCTACCTATCCACCTGTTTTCGGCGTTGTATCCTCAAACGCATACTGCACTTGTTTCTCTTGTTCAGCAGTCAAAGTAGCAAATCCATCTTGATGGACCATTTGAACAGCATACTCAAGACTTACTTCTACGTTATCTTCTGCAGCCGCCGTTTCCTCATAGTTAGAAATTAGCGCATGCATATACTTTGCTTCAAATTTCTTGCCATCGGTGTCTTTTTTCAGTTTATCGATGATCCATACTTCAACTTCTTTATTTGCCATAAATGCATCGTAAAGCATTTTGATCGTATCGCTATCACGATCGTACAAAGCTGTCGAACTAAAATCGTATTCGATAGCACCTACTGTTTGAGCGGTGCCA